TACAAGTCATAGAGCCTCCTGTCGATACTGAGGCTGTAGCAGCTGCAGTTGATGTGATTGTAAAAGTTGTTGTACTAGGCGCTGTTATTATTTGAAACTTAACATCTTCAAAGTTAGATGCACTAAGACCTGTGCCACTAGGTAGAGTGACACTGTCTAGTTGCACTATGTCACCAGCTTTTGCTCCATGTGCACTTGTAGTTGTTATAGTGACACTAGCTGATGTGTTTGTGGTTGCCATCGTTGACGATGTCAAAGAACTTTTTATTGGTGTAATGTCAAACAGTTGACCTTCGAAGTATAATAATAAGAACTTATCCGTTCCGAGGGCCACGTACCTATTGCCATCTAAATCTGTAAAGGGATGTTGTGCTCTGACAACACCGACTATCTTGTCTGGTAAAAGAGAAGACCAACCTCCAACCTTTTCAGGCAGACCATATCTAAATCTTACATTGTTGGAATCAATAAAACGACGTTCAGCACCTTTAGTGGTGTCTTGTTTATCTATGCCTGGTAGAAAGTCTAGAGTGATAAGAGGCATCTATCCTCCTTAAACTTTATCTTTGTAAGCCCAACCACGAGTCGCGTTCAAGAATACTAAGGTAAAAGCTTCTCCGTTTGTTGATACAACTAAATTAGAAGCAGATCCTAGTATGTTTGAACCGTTTCTTGCAATCGTTAGATTATTAGAACCAAAGGACCCTTTTGCATCTATAAAGGTAACTTCGTTACCCACACTAGGAGAAGCAGGAAGTGTTACCTGTCTTGCTGCTGCGCTTGTGTCTATAATTAATTGATCATTGTTAACTGCTGTATAGTTTCTAGCTATCGAGTGATAGCCCTTCTCTACTGCCAATTGAACTATGTTTGTCCCGTCAGAGTAGACAACCATCTTTGAACCTACAGGCATTGTTACACCTGTCCCTGATGCTGTTTTAAAAGTTAAGGTATAATCACTTGTGCTTCTCGATGTGCCGTCCTCTATCAAATACATTTTTTCTATAGAGTCGGGGACAGTAACACTTCTGTTACCAGCTAGAGTGCCGGTAAACTTGATGATCATATTTCGTCCATTGGACGAGGCGCCATTAGCGATTGTTAAGGTTTGATCTGATGATGCTACATCTAGAGATAAATAACCACCTACAGCCTCCTCTACTAATTCTAAATTAGTATTGGTTGTAGATCCCCATAAACCTGCTTTTTCACCTGTAGCGATTAATTCAAATTTTTGCGATGTAGAAAATGTTGATGCCATATTACCTCCAAATTTATATTATGTTTCTATATTTGTCCATGTTTGACTTGCGTTTACGTCTATATCATTCCAAGTCACGACACCTGGTCCGTTGACAGAGGATGTCAATAGGTTGGTGCCTAAGACCTCTACTGCTTTAGCCACTATAGTTACGGAGCCTACCCCCACGGTCCCTGCTAAATTAGTGCTGACAGCCACATCTGCAGCTGCCTTTGGTGTCATACTACCAAGACTCGATGTAAGTGCGTTACCACTGAGAGTGACGTTGGCTGTTCCAATGAATGATAGATCACCAATAGAAATGTTATTTACATTAGTTGATACACTAACATCAGCGTCAGCTCTAGCAGCGGTAATATCTCCTAAGCTTATTGTAGCTTGAATACCCTCTAGGTTTACCGGTTGATGAGTTGATTCACCAAAAGCAAATTCAGCAAAAGGAGATATACCAAACATTCTACCTTGCCGTTACTGGCGCTCCTTCACTACTTACAAATGGATGTTCTGCAAATGCCATATAGATGTATGTGCCTCCAGAAGTATTTATACCTGCTATATCATTTCTTGCCTTAAAACCATTTGATAAAATATCTATTGTTTCTGTTGTGCTTGTGCTTTCAGCATTATTTAAATCTGCCCAAACTCTATTTAAAACTACATTAGAAGGGCTTCTTGATGTATCTCTCATTGACCAAGAAGATGTGTTATCAGTTCTTTTAATCATCACAAAAGCAGGTCTAAAGCCTGTATAAACGAATGTTCCGTCAGTGCTACCATTACCTGTATAAGAACCAAACTTTGAGTAGCCTTTTATTTCTGCAAAAAAATATCCAACATGAGCATCATTTTGTGATGTAGAAGCATCAAAACCAAATAGAGTAGAACTTAAACCTTGAGTACCCCAAATGCTGTTAACGGCTGTTGCTTTAGCATCATTTTTATTTAATGCAACATAGCCACCTGCACTTGCAGGGTCACCAAATGCTTGATGCCAAGTCCACCAGTTTCTTTCAGACGTATCTCTATCTTTAGTAATAACCATAGCAGGTGTTGTTCCTAGTCCATGCCCTATTGTGTAAGCACCATTTGCTGCAGTCCAAGTCACAATACTAATCCCTGCTGTTGTATTAGCTTGAACTGTTGAGGTGACACTTCCTGATGTATTAGATGATGTAGTGCCACCATTTGCTTTCCATTGCCATGCTACGTAAGTATCACTACCACCATTAACACTTCCACCATCACCTAAAGAAAAACCATCAGTATTAAAAGCTGTCAAACTATTGGATTGTGTGCTTTCTGCATCACTATTGTTAGAGAACATTCTTTTAGTTGCACCTCTATTACTATCAAAAATTCTGTGAGAAACATCATTATTTCTTTCTTTAATCCATACCCAATCAGGTTTTAAATCAGAATTACCAGTATTAGTTATAGACCTACTCGCCCCATTACCTGAATATGTAATTGTCTGAAAATGTGCTGAAGGGTCGTCTATTGTTGTATAAGCCATTATCCAAACTCCGCTAATCTTTTAGTACATAGTGCATAAAATCCTGATGGTGGTGCATAATAAAAATCACCATACTTTCCATCTGAATTGTTTTGAGCAGTCGATGCTCCTGCGAAAGAACTATCTTGCCCAAAGTTATAATGTAGTTTACCATTACCATTATTGTTTACTGTTCTTGCGGCAGGTAAAAAGAAATTCCAAGAAACTGTTTGCACTTGACCTGAACCATTTGCAGGGTCTCCACTATTTTGCCAAGTGTTATTTTTACCTATCCATATTTTGCCAGAATCAGCATCAAATGCTATTTGAAATATATCTCCTGCTGATAATGAGGAATAATTTGTTGCAGAACTATTATAAAAAAATCTACCATCAGCAAGATAGCCTACACTATTTGTTGTTTCTCCTGTAAATCTTGTAAAAACATTTTCATCTTCATTTGCAAGAGCAATAGCTGTATCTCCTTGATATACATCTAATCGTGCCTCAAAATACCATTTACCAGAACTAGCACCTATAGTTCCTCTTTGCATACCATAAACTACATCACCAGAAACTTCCAAATTACCCTCTGCATTTGTATGACCATCTTTATCTACTGAGTTTAAAGTGCAAAAATTATTAGTACAAGTATCTTCTGTTACATCTGTAGCTGCAATACCAGATACTGCAAAATGATTATCATTGCCTGATGTATCTGCTCCTATACCACTAGAGTTTTGACTTGTTCCTGTTTGTTGAAACTCTAAAAAATAACCATTAGTACCATAGCTTCCTGTATATTTTTTAGGAATCCAAACTCCATTGTCATCAAACTCTCCAAAAGATGTGGGTGTAAGTTGTGAGCCATCTATAAAATTTACTTCTGTCATGTAGCCATCATAGTAATCTCGATAATCAGGAACATTCATACCAAGATATGTTACTTGTGAATTATTATTCCATCTTGTGTCATAATTTTGAGATGGGTAGTTTGTATTTTGATAACTTGTTACTTGTGAGCCATTAACATAAAGTTTAATTCTATTCTCTTGTGAACTTTGTGTCGTATCTACCGCAAAAACAATATGATACCAAGCTGAAGGGTCACGAAAAACTTGATTTGTATCAAATAAAAATTCAGGTGAATTGCCTGTTGATTCTTTATAGCTAATATAATCAGAAGCATCAAATCTTAAAAAAGATTCATCATTACCATCATTACCTGCACTCCAAAGTGTTTGTCTTGTTCCAATAACACCTCTTTTAATCCATGCACTCCAAGTAAATGTTCTTCTATTACCTGCAGTTTGTGTTCTATTTAAGTAAGCACTACTACCATCATCAAACCTAAGAGAGTTTTCTACATCATAACCCTTAGATTTATTTCCTCCTGCTATAGGAAATACCATGTTACACTACCTCTTTTGGAAACTCGCCTAGTGGTCTTGTATATGAACCATCCTCTTGTTCTGTGTATGCTAATAAAGTTATTAATGCATCTACATCTGAACAGTTATCTATAGATGTTTCCATCGCATTGACTTTTGTTCTGACTGCTGCTCTGTACGTTGTAATATTACTTGGTACAGAATAACTACCAACATCTGCAGCTTTGATAACATACCAATCTGTTTTAGCTAGTAGTCCTGCAGCTTCTGCATTAAATTTATTTTTGTATTTTGTTTTAAGACCATAGTTAATTACTTGATTACCATCAGCATCTTTTAACTTATCACCATTCTCATCAACTGCATCTTCGTCTGCTAGTTTTTTAGCAGTCGCTGTTCCATAGCTACCTGTTACTTTACCACTACCAAATGCATAAGTAATATTTGTGTTAATATAAAACTCTTCATCTTTTTTATTTGTATTATTTATTTCTACAGTGTAGATACCTATTGCGTTTCTTTCTGCTTCGGTCCATAAACTATAAATAGTTTTAGGATATTGATTATCTCCTATTGTAATTCCCTTGTTGCCTTTGGGGAATTGTGTAATTGTTCCTGATTCTACTAATGCAAACATATTTACTCCTATGATAATGTTAGGTTAAGATTATCTGTATACAAATAAATCACCTTTACTTGCTGTAGTAGTAAGTGTTGGTGCGGTATCTTCTGTATGTTCGTATGCAGCATTAAATGTAATTGTTCTTGAACCTGTGCCGTCTTGTATAAATAGTATAGATACAAACTGTCCTGTTTGTGCGTTAGTTGCCGCACCTAATGTTCTGTTACCACCTAGTGTTACTTTTGCTACAGGTGATGTTGATACATCCCATGATATTGTAGATGCATCTGTCAGTGTTGCTTCTGCATTATATGCACCCACATTAAACTTTGCATTGGCTGAAGATAATACAAATCTATCTGTGCCTCCAGTCTTAAAATCTATTTGGTCATCTGTATCTGCTGTGATACTTGTGTCACCATCGACATCTAATATAAACTCTGCACCATTGATATCTGTATTCATTGGTCCACCTACTGCACCAGATATTTCTACAATAAAGATTGATGCTCCACTAGCAGGGGCTGTGGTAAATGTAATCTGTGTTCCGCCTGTGGCTAGTGTGTAATCTGTTCCGGGTTTTTGTATAACACCATCATGAGATACTAATAGCTGTGCGGCAGAACCTACCTGTGTTCCTAAACTAAATGTTGTGTTAGAACCATTGTAAGTATTACCACTAGTGTCTAAGACACTAAAGGTTCCGTTTTTAATTGATTGTCCTATGTATGCCATATTATATTAACTATTTAAACTTGCTCTATATGTATTCCATGAAGATTTTACTGAATCTGTCCAAACAGCATTACATACTGCCTGTACTTCTGCATCTTCACTTGTTATAGTTTCATGTGGATGTAATACATGTCTGTGTCTACTTCTACTAATCTCTGTACCATCTTCTTTAATAACTGTATCAGTAGCAACTTGAATTGCTTTGTATTCGCCTACGACTTCTATTTTAGCGATTACTGTTTGTTTTGTTATTGCCATTTTTTTACTCCTATTTAATTTTTAACTTGTATAGTAATGTCCTGATATTTTAAATGCTGCACTACTACCTAAATCTGAATATCTAATTCCTGCTTGTCCATTACTTGTTCCACCTGCTCCATTAGATTTAATCTCCATTTGGCTACCATTAACAGCAATCTGTGCTACTAAAGTTAAATTACTTTTATTAACATTTTTACAAGCAACTACAGCATGAGCACTACTCTCAGCGGTGCTTAATGATGTAAAAGGTAAACTCTGTATTAAGATATCATTTGAACTCGAAGTGTTGTCAAGAGAATCGGCAAGAAGAGTAAAAGTAACAAGCCTTCCAACTTTTGTATAATGACCATTAGAATCACTTCCTAAATTTCCTACTGAAACTGTTGGTGTAAAAGTACCTTCCTCATAATCATCTAATAGATTAGCTGCGGTGGCAGACGTAACACCTATATAAACACCTTTACTTGAAGCATCAAATAATAAATTATCACCAAGTGTTAAACCTGAAGTAAAATCAAAACTTCCTGTTTGGTCTAGTCCCCCTGTTACTACTTTTGTCTTACTCATTTATCCTCCTATGTCTTACTGTGTTTATCCTTCACAGCTTTTATTGTTGCTTTCCATCCATCTATTCCGTTATGATACAAATCATCTAATTGGTCAACGACACTAGGATACTCGGCAGCTCTTTTATATTGATATTCATTTGGGTCAGTCCATGCTTCTACTGATGACCAATTTATAGTAACTTCATTACCATCTTTATCTTTTGCTATAATATTTTCTTTAGTTTCTCCACGAATATAAATAGCTGTATTATGTATTGCCCTAATTGCTTTGTGTAAATCTGCCATTATGCTAAAATCTCCATTAGTGTAATTGATGATGCTGTTCTTTGATATTCTGTAGTATCTGAG